CCTGACCTAGCCTATACCCCGTTTGGGTTCATCGAAAGCGGGCGTTAAACGTCAACTACCGGCGACTCGCGGATATCAGGCCTTCGAGGCGCCATATTCGGATCGAGGTGGGCGCTCCGGCTCATCGTCACTCATGCTGGCCTCCTGACCCGCGTCTCACCATCGACCCGCAGCCAGATCCTGTTCGCCGGAGCGATCCGGTCCTCTCCTCGGAGCCTGGTCAGCGCCTGATAGATCTTGTGCCTGTGCCCTTTGCCGCCACCGATCTCGTATCCGATCGGTCCCAGCGCAGCGCAGAGCTCCGCGGGCGTCTTTGGCTGTGCCCTGACTGCACGCAACACACGTGCGTCTTCCGGCAGATTCGGTGCTCGCCATGGCTCATGATACGCGACAGCGCTCGACATGTGCCAGGCAAGGCCAGCCGCCACCAACTCACGACAGGTGCAGCGGATCTCCTGACTCGAGACATGGCAAGCGCGCGACAGGTCCTCGACCTTACAGCCGTTGCGGCCAGTCCGGAGCATCGTCAAGACAAGGGCTGTGTGCCGATGCGACCAATCAGAACGGGATGTCATCGTCCCCGCCCTGTTCTTGCTGCTGCTGCTGCTGCTGCTGCTGCTGCTGCGATGGTCGGCGGTTGGACGGCTCGCGGCTATACCCTCCCCCACCGCGCTGCTGGCTGCCTGCATCGCCATCGCCCCTCCCAAGGAAGCGGACCACGTCACCAGGTCGGGCTACGATGACCTCGGTGGAGTAGCGGTCGCTCCCGCTCTGGTCTTGCCACTTCCGCGTCTCGAGCTTGCCTTCGATGTAGACCTGTCGGCCCTTCTTCAGGTACTTGCCCACACTCTCGGCAGCCCGCCCGAAGACAGAGACCCGGTGCCACTCCGTCTTGTCCGTCCAGTTGCCGTCACGGTCCTTCTGCCGGTCAGTCGTCGCGATCGACAGACTGGCTACCTGACTCCCCGTCGTGGTATGTCGTATCTCTGGATCTCTCCCGAGATTCCCCACCAATATCACCTTGTTCACTGTCACCCTACCTCCGAATCCCACCATGCTGGGATGATTGCTGGCTCTGCATATGAGGCCAGACCAGGGAAGCACGCCCGGATACCAGCCATCATCTTCCTGGACTCCGCACGATCGAGGGCGGCAGTGAGTAGTACGGCTACTGCGTCCTCGCGCGACCTCACCCGGTGACCTGTGGCAGTAGCCTCACCATCCAGGTGGGGTGCGACTTGATCGATCCGCGCGCACAGGCCCTTCGGGATCTGGACCTCCGCGCCCTCCTGCGAGTCGTTGATCTCGCGAAGAACCCCAGGTTGCTCGGGATAAGGAATCCATATCCAGCCGTCAGGCCAACGCTTCCACCGCGGCCAGTGGGTAGAGCCCCTCTCGATATCGACGTAACGACCCGGGAACCCGCGCGAATCGCGCTCAGAGCCAACCGCCCTCGCTTGGCAGATATCAGAGGGCACCCCATGACCAGTCAGTATGATGGTCATCTCCCCTGTGCAGGCGTCCCGAGGGTCGCCTGTCCTCCAGCGCTCACCCAAGCTCCACCTCCCCCGGCCACGGAACCCACCGCCAGCCATCAGGCCAGGCATCGTCGGCACTCACGAGCTTGGCAGGGCTGGCGACGTACCACCCATCAGTGTACACGCCTCCCTCGACCAGCTGCGTTCGGCTATCCACGACGCATAGGATGATGATACGGCCCTGCTTGCCGTAGATCTCCCGAGGGTCGCATATCCTCCACCGCTCAGCCAAGCTCCACCTCCCGCCCGTCACGGTCCACGGCTACGACCCGCCAGCCGCCCAGAGCGGCGCCGAGCTCATCCATGAGCTCCTTCATGAGCTTGACCACGGTGCTCAACCATTCCCAGCTCTCCGGGGTCGGCGGAAGGTCGAGCAACACCCGGCCCTGGGTACCTCGCCAGTCGTCGACCTCGACGACGTCTACCCAGCGCGGCCTTGCTGCTCGACGCTTCAGGCGGTCCATCTGGCTACCGACGCTCATGGTGAGTTGCATCCGCTGGCAACCGACGAGCAGTCGGTGAGGGTCGCCCTCTTCGGTGGGCACGAGTAGCAGCCGATGGATCATCAGAACCCCTCACCGAGTTCGAGTTCGTCGGCTTCAGGCTCCTTGCTCGTGGACTTCCCATCCAGCTGGGCCCTCTTCCTTTCAGAGCGGCGCAATCGCTGCTCTCGGCACCAGTCGATCATGCTTGCAGCCGCCTCTTCGCCCGTCGCAGTCATCAGTTGCTCTCTGGCCCGAGCCATCAGCTCCACCTCTGCCTCGCGCATCATCGCGCGGAACGCGTCGCGCTCGGCTTCGATCTCCGCCCGCTCGGCGTGAAGCTTCCGGCGCTCGGCATCGAGCTTCTGGCGCTCGGCATCGAGCTTGTCGACGTCTGACTGGAGAGATGCCGCCTCTCCCCTCAGAGTCTCGACCTTAGCTTGGAGCGCTTGCTTCTCGCGATTGAGCTGGGCCTGAAGCATGGCCATTGCGGTGATAAATCTAGCCCGCTCATCTGACGCCTCGTACCCTGCCTCCGCGATCAAGGCCTTGCGCTTCGCTGCATCGAAGCGCTCCTCCCACCTTTGTATCTGGGCCCTGTGCTGTTTGCAGACGCCATCAAGGCCTACTGGCGCACGTCCGCAGATCTTACCTGCTGCTGTCCTCACGATGCACATCTACCCCCCCCCCATCGACAAAGTATCGTCTGCATCATCTCGACCGCCTCGGCGGTGACGCCTCGTGACGTCTCGTTACACGTACCCCAGGGCCTCGTCATCTCGGCACCAAACGCGCTGATGTGGGCCGCTGAATCGGAGATGGGCTGTACCCGTCCGCCCGTCTCGCTGTTTGGTGATGATGACCTCGAGGTCTCCTGCGTCGGCTTCGGAGTCGTAGACGTGCTCGCGGAAAACAAACATAATAACGTCAGCGTCCTGCTCGATCGAGCCTGAATCGCGCAAGTCCGAGTTCTGCGGGCATTTATTAGGCCGTTTCTCGACATCCCGGTTCAGTTGACAGAGCAAGAGCACCGCGACCGAGAGCTCCTTTGACAGCGCCTTGAGTCGGCCTGTCACCTTGCCGATCGCAGTCGCGCTACTGTCCCCTCGGCCGACGTCGAACGACATCAGGGTTAGATAGTCGATACTCAGCAAGCGCAGCGGCTGACCGGCCCGTAGGCACTGGGCGTGCAGTTGTCTTGCACCGGCCTCGATCTGCTCGATGGTCAGTGCTCCGCGGTCGTCGATCCAGATCGGCAGGCTCGACAGATCGCCAGCCGCACGATCGATCGCAGCCTGGATCGAGCTGTCGATATCTCCGCGCCGCAGTCGCTCGTTGTCGATCCGCCCGCAATTGACCAGGCCACGTTCGGCGAGCTCGGCGCCAGGCATCTCAAGACTGTACATGCCTACTGACCCACCTTGCCGAGCCACTGCCCACATCAACTCCAGAGCCAACGCGGTCTTGCCCATCGCTGGCCTGCCTCCCAGGACGTACAGCTTCGCCGGCTTCAAGCCGACCAAGTAGGCGTCGAGTGATGCCATCCCGGTCGGCAAGCCGCGGCTCTGACCTCCCGCTACCCGTTCGTCGATGTCGTCCATCGCCTCGATCAGCACATCTGCCAGTGGACGCCAGTAGCCCGTGCGTACTGACTGGTTCAACGCGATAGCCTCCTGCAACTCGGCTACCGCAGCTTCCGGCTCATCAGCGCTGTAGAGAGCCTCCTCGGCTGCTCGAGCGGCGAGGATGAGATTCCTGCGCCGAGCAGCCCCAGCTATCAGCCGAGCGTAGTACGTCGGATTCGAGGTGCTCGGCACGAGGTCAGGCAGCCGAATGACGTAGGGCACACCGCCGAATCGATCCGGCTTGGCGTCTCGCCCGACCCGCTCGACGACGGTGATCGAGTCGACGACTGCGCCAGTGCGGATCATCTGCCTGAGCAGTGCGTACAGGTTGCAATGGTCGTCTCGGTAGAACGCCTTCGGGTCAAGAATAGCTTCGACCTTGGCGATAGCGTCTGGCGCTTCGATGAGCTGGCCGAGCAAGGCGCGCTCGGCTTCGATCGATTGTGGCAAGGCCCTCATGCTGTGCTCCTTGGGAATGCTCGCAAGAACTGGCGCTTCATGAATCTCTCGTCGCTATTGCAGAAGCCCGACCAGCTCCCGAAGGCACTCTTGACCGCTTTACGAATCGCCGCATCAAGGGCTGGATCGTCCTCGGCATAGGTCCAGCTCGGCCGGTACTGCGACGCTGGCGGGTCCATCCGGTTGTGCCTCTTCACCCTATTGAGCGCGATCCCCCAAGCCGCCTCAGCATCCATCTTGGGGCTGGCCGCTGATGTCCCGACTGGTGATCCAGTGTCCCGCCAGCACTTCGCCTGGTGGATCTTGTCATCGAGCTTGGTGGGTCGGTAGAGCGACCGCGCCGAGAGATAGCAATTCTGCGTCTGGCCTGGGTTGTCGCCTCGGAGTAGCGCAGCGTGATAGCCAGGCGCAGTGAATGCCCAGCGAGCCACGAGGATGAGGTCTTCGACGGTGTACTGCTTCAGCGCTTTGTCGATAGCCTGCCTGCACGCCTTGGTGAGCGCCTCGCCCTGGGGGGCTCCAGCGGGATGGGTCGCCTTTCGGGTCGACCAGAGGTCCCAAATACACTGAGTGATCTTCTTCCTTATACCTTCTTCCTTCTTCTCTTGTATACACGCGCGTGTGTCGACTTCCTGTCGACTTCCTGTCGACTTCCTGTCGGATTTCTCGGCATTGTGTAGTTTCGCTGTATCCGTTCCTGTCGACTTCCTGTCGACTTCCTGTCGACTTCCTGTCGGATCCAACTGTCTGAGGGCCCGGCCGGCTCTCCATGCCTTCCATCCCCACCGCTCGGCACACCAGGCGCGCGACAACCTGCGCACACCGTGGATCGTGGGCAAAGCGCTCGAAATGCCCATCTCCAACCGGCGGAACTCATTCGCCCAGTAGGCACAATCGAGCTCGACCCACTCCTCGAGCCAGGGCTGCGGCAAGGCCTCGACGATGGCAGGCCAGGCCTCACGCGGTGCTCGGAAGTAGCCGCTCATGCTCGACGCCAGTCGGTCTCGTCGAGTGCGTAGACCGACTGGATCCGCGGTCGCCATTCCCAGCCTTCTAACTGGATGACTGCTTTGCCAAGCTCGTATAGTTCGTGCGTCATTCGTCCCGTTCTCCCTTGGTTCGACTCGCCAGATCAGCAGTCAACTCGACGAGTCGGTGCTCAGACGTATCGTCGTGTCTGCGCCTTCGGTCCACGACCGCATAGCGGAACGGGGTGCCCCAGAATGACCCGTCGTAGCAGTCGTGGACCATCCGCAGCTTGGCCCCGCACTTGCACTCCACGGACTTCACCGCGTCGTCGCAGGGGATATCCGCCTCGCAAGCTGGACACTCTACTTCTCTCGGATAGATCAGGTTTGACATCTCGATCTCCGGTGTGCGATCCACTCGTCGTCATCTGCCACGCGACGCGCGTCGCGGAGTCTAGCCAGCGCTACCCTCAGCCTGGACTGGCGGATCGGGTCAGTCTCTACGGTGAGCTGAGCCTCAGCCAGACGTATGGCGTGTGTCAGCGATCGTTGTCTCCTTCGGCCTCATCACTGTCCCCCCCCTGTCTACCCTCGTGGACCCAACCGCCGACATTACCCTCGTACGCGCCGCCGACGAAAACTCTGCACTCCTCCGAGCCAATCGCGCCGCAGGTCGGGCACGAGTTGTCGGTCCAGTCGATGTCGGCGTCGTCGCCGCGGACGAAGTGGCCATCCGAGGCTGCGGCGAGAGTACCGCCAACATGCACGCCACGCACATCGATGGGGCGGAGGTACAGTCTAGTCGTTTCAGCCATCGTCGCCCCCAATCTCGTCGGCCAGCTGCATCAGCTCCGCAGAAAATGGTGGTCGGTCCGAGAACATTCCGGCCAGTGCGCGGATTGCTGCGGCGGCTCGCCGGCTAAAGTCCCCACGCTGCCCGTCCCGACCGATATACACGAACTCGGCCTCATTGTCTGGCGGCCACCTGACTAGCCGGCCGACATACCCCGTAGGGTGGCAGACTCGAGTGCCCTCGCGGAAGTGGTTCCCGGCGGCATCGAAGTACGTGTGGTCCTTACTCATGTTGCTTTACTCCTTTGGTGCCATCTTCGCCTCCGTCCCCCCCTGGGGTGATGTCGGCCTCCGAGGCGACGCAGTAGATCCTCGCATCACTCCATCTCCGGTGGCGTCGCCGCATGCCAAGCGCGATCTGTGCACCGCGCTCGGTGCGGTAGAGCTTGGCGTTGCGTACTACAAGCGTCCGCCCATCCGCGCTGGCCCAGCACGGATACTCGGACAGCTGGATCACCCAGCCCTTGTCAATCGGTGCCATCGTCGCCTCGACCCGCTGGGCGGTGACGCGCCCTCACAACCTCCAGCACGTCGGCATCCGGATAGTCGCTCCGGAGGTCCTTCATCGAGCAGTAAACGAACAAGAGCCCGACGGCGGGATCGCACTCGATCTTGACCTCGTGACCTAAAACTGGATGCGTGCACCTCGGGCGAATCACCCTCAGAGGTACATAGTATGTGTCACTCGCCATCGTCGCCTCCAATCTCGTCGGCCAGCTGCATCAGCTCCGCAGAAAATGGTGGTCGGTCCGAGAACATTCCGGCCAGTGCGCGGATTGCTGCGGCGGCTCGCCGGCTAAAGTCCCCACGCTGCCCGTCCCGACCGATATACACGAACTCGGCCTCATTGTCTGGCGGCCACCTGACGGTCACAGTACATCGGAGCGTCGTTGTCGGTCTCGTCGAGTGCCTGCCTGGTCCGTGCAGAATTGCGTATTCGTCAGTCGACATCGTCGCCTCCTTTGTCAATCGGTGCCATCGTCTCCCTGATCGGAGGGGGTGACGCCCTCGCAAGCCTCGCACATCACCCGCGTCCACCCGTAGCAGATGCTACAGCCGGCACCGTCACCACAGCCCTTGCCGTACGGACCAGGGCATGGGACGTCCCCTTGGTCGGCGCAGGCCGAGCAGGAGATCGAGTTGATGATGGTCAGCTCGATCTGTCCACCGAAGTGGCTCGCGTTCATCGAGCGGTCGATCTCCTCGACGAGTTCCTGGACGGTAGAGGGCTCGCAGCGGGAATGCCCTCCGGTGAGGGCCGACTCGCAGTAGCGGAGCCGAACTGTCGTCTCCTTCCACTCATTCGCCATCGTCGTCTCCTTCTCGCAACTCCTCATCAGCCTCCTCGACGGTAGGCAGATCGATACCGGTCGTGTGATCCCACTGGGCCACGATCCCCAAGCCAGCCAGCCAGCCGTGCAGCTGCGCCAGCTCCATCATGACGTCCGTCACAGCCGTCACCAGGTCGTAGTTGACCCCGATGCCCTCGCGTACGTTTTCGGTCAGGGTGGCAGTTGCCGCGCGGGACTTTTCCAGCGCACATTTGACACGGCGCCCCAGGAACCACAAGTCAATCTCGTAGCGCTCGGGATCGTAGGTCATGTCAGCTGGCGTCCAGCCTGATTCAATCGGTGCCATCGTCGCCTCCACGGTGACGCGCCCTTTCGTCCACCGTCGGCTCGTGCCAGTAGACGCCCTCGCGGATCGTCACCTCCCTCCTGAACCCACCGTCGATCGCGATGACCTTGATGGCAAGCTCCATCACGTCGTCGATTTTAGCGTCCGGGTAGTCAGCCCGAAGTGCCGACATCGAAGCGTAAACGAACAAGAGCCCGACGGCGGGATCGCACTCGATCTTGACGCTGCCCTGGCCAAGGGCCACCGTTGACTGCACAGGGATCAGACAAGGTTCTTTTATAGGTACGTAGTACGTCTTGTCGTCATTCGGTGCCATCGTCGTCTCCTCCGCAAGCCTCGCACACTTCGTCGCCTCCTTTCACAACCTCCCGCCACTGCACCTCAAGCCATGAGCCAGATAGACCCTCGTCGGTGGGGACATCGTCGCCATCGTCAGCACCCCCCCCGTCTCCCCCCTTCGCCAGCCACTGCCACCGCTGGATGTCCTGCGCGGTCTGTTCGGCTACCTCTGCCGACGTCATCTGCCCGTAGAGGTAGAGCCCGACCTCTACCAGCCCGACCGGCGGCACCTCCAAGAGATGCCTCCACAGCACCGCCGCCACAGCATCACCCTCGATCTTCGAGGCCATGACTGGCCCGGCGACCCGGAGCACTCGCCTGCACCCCGTCGGCATCACTGCGAGCACCGGATGGCCGTGCTCCTTTGGCTTGAGCACCAGCAACGGCTCGAGCTCGACTGCATCAGCCTGGCTCCGAGTCTGTCGCCAGGCCCTGGCGAGCGCTGCGGAGCCCTTCCAGAGATGCGTGCTATTGATCTCCTTCCGATCCTTACACTCGACGGCGAACGGGAACCGGAACGGCCCCCCACCGACGAGGATGTCGCCAGCCCGACCACGCGAGCCGCTCTGGTCGTCGTCTAGATTGCGCTGCACTCGCCATTCATCGCCAAGCCAGGTACGCAAATCTTCGCATACGCGGCGTTCAAAGACTTTTCCTTTCCTTTGGCTATTCGCCATCTGGCACCTCATCCCCACTCTTGATCCAGTGCAGTACCTGCCGGAGGTCGGTTACGCCCTCCTCGCGACACCACTGGACCACTTCGACGCAGCGCCGACGCTCAGCGGTGACTCTACGGGCTGGAAGAGGATGGAGATGTGTGCGCATCTGGGCGCGCAGCTCATCCCGCTCTATTCCGAGCTTGGCGAGCTTGTCGCGCAGGAGGCCCTCAGTGTGAATCGCCGGCTGACCGGCCTCCACGCTGAGAATAGCCAGCCGCGTCAGGACCTTAGAGACGAGCGACTGGGAGACGCCGACGCGGGCAGCAATCTCCACCTGGGTATGCCTATCCCGCCGGAGCGACACGATCAGAGCATCCCTCTCGGCAGTAGTGGCCCACCCATCGGACGCCACGGCCTGCTCGGCCTCCAGATCGGCGACCTGGGCGCGCAGTGCATCCCGCTCGGCTTCGAGCTTGGCGACCTTGTCGCGCAGGCAGAGGACCTCGGTGAGCATATGGCTGAGGGCATCGGTGAGGGCCGTGTGCCTCTGGTCGCTGATGTGCCCGTCCTCCAGCGCTGCATCGATGATGCAGATCGCCTGGTAGACCTGCGCGGGCTTGGCTGGCCCATCGTTCTTGGCGCTGCACAGCGCCTCGAGCTCCGCTTTCTCCAGGTCCCCAAAGGGCTCGGCCGCGACGCCGCCATCGTTCTTGGCGCTGCACAGCGCCTTCAGCTCCTCGACCTCGTCGCGCAGCTCGTCCACCCTCGCCACCACCTCTGACATCAAGCCGATCACGGCCTGGATGCAGTCGTCCAGCCTACTCATGCGGCACCCCCGGCTCGATCGGAGTAAACTGCGGCGGGTGGTCCTCAGGAAGGGCCACGTCTGGGATCCCTCTCTGGCCCCGCAGGCGCAGCCACCTCCCTGCGGCCTCATCAGACAGCTCATAGGCAGCCGGCACCCTCTCCATCAGCTGGCAGGCAACTGCCTCGCCCCGCTCAAGCCGCCACACTGTTGGCGTGGTGCAACTGAGCCGCTCCGCAATGTCTGAGGCACTCAGCTCGAGACCAACGCGCGCCAGCAGCAGTATCCTCTTCGACTCTCCCATCGTTCCTCCAGGGTGTGTATCTATACTATGTCAGTTGCGTCAGCCGGTAACTTTGTTACATTCCGTGACAACTGTAGCGGGCAATAGGCGATACAATACAGACATCAAAGGAGCGAACCAATGACATGCGCGCTGTACACTGACACCCATACACCCTACGCGAGGATCCCCGGAGCGCTCGTGAAAGAGCTTGAGGCGCTCCCTGTCATCGACCACAAGGTGACCCTGGAGGCAGTATCGCACCCGTCGAGCCGGGACTGGGCCACCGCCACCGGCAAGTCGATGCGCTCGTACCTGCACCGCGCAGGCTTCGACCACGTCGGGGACGAAGACTGCTCGAAGCGGGTGGTCTGGGTGCCGAGGACAAGCTGAGATGCAGGCCCTGGCCTTCGTGCTCGCCAAGAAAGCCGAGCGCCACTTCCTTCTCGAATTCATCGCCACGAGAGATGACGCATGATGACCATTCAGATGCCCGCACCGGGCGACGAGCACTGAGCTACCTGCTCGCCAGCTGTGGCAGGCTGCTCGAACTGCTGGAGACCCAGCGCGAGCGGGACCAGCTGCACGCTGACTGCGTGCTCGACCCGGTGCCCTGCGCACCGACACCAACCAACTGCCACTGCACCGCCTGCCACTACGGCGCCGGTGACTGCGAGGGAAGAATGAAGATACCCGACGGCGGCAAGACCCGCCCCGCCGCCACCATCGGCGAGGTGGCAGAGAAGCTCTTCGCCAGCCCGCTCGGTGACGAGCTGTGCGATGCTGCTGAGAGGGCTGCCACCTACCACGTCAGCGTCGTGCTCGGTGCTGCAGTGGGCGACATCCACCCGGCAGCCCTGAGCCTGTACCCCGAACTGGGTGACCTCGCCGTGCGTGTCACTGCGGCGGAAGAGCGGGCGGTGCTCGTCGTGAGGAAGCTATGGTGAGCGACGACATGCCCTACGTCTGCAAGACGCCAGACCAGTCCGCAGACATCGGGAAGCTGGTCGCAGCCATCTGCGAGGTGATGCTCGAGGTGCCCGCGGTCGGCGCCAGCAGCAGAGCACACCAGGGATACGCATACACGTCGGATGCGGAGCTCCTTTGCAGCTTGCAGCCATCGATGGCGCGTCATGGGGTGGCCGTGATCCCCATGCGCTCGGTGCCCAATGTGGTCGCGCGGACGACAGAGCGAGGCAAGGAGGCTGTGCGGGTGGACCTTGTGCAGGCCTACCGGATCTGCCACTCTTCGGGCCAGTGGATGACTGCCGAGGTCATGGGGTGCGGTGTCGACACCCAGGACAAGGCCGCATACAAGGCGATGACTGGGAGCCTCAAGTACGTGCTGCGGCAAGTCTTCGCGGTCCCGACCGGAGATGACGCGGAGCGCACTGTGGCCCGCCGAGAAAGGGAGCAGTCGGCGATGCCTGCACCGCAGGACGTCGACAGGCAGGCTGAGAAGATCAGCAAGCGCCTCAAAGATGTCAAGGTCGCCGCGGAGCTCAGCGATCTGTTCGCCGCAGCGGCGGGCCTTGTCTACGACGCGCACACCAGCAACCCAGGCTCGAGTGCCGCCAGGACACTCGTACAACTGGCGTCCAGCCTGACTCCAGACCACACCCGGAAGCAGTTTTTGGCGGCGGCTTGGGATCTTGTCGTACCTGCTCGACTGACAGCAACCCAGTCTGCGCGGGCGGTCGAGCTGTACTCTGGAGAGGGGCAGACGAAGCTACGACAGAAGATACACAAGCTACTTCCGCAGATCGTCCGCCGAATGCAAGAGCCAGCCGAGGATAGACCATGAGATCAGTCGTCATCATCATCGCAATCATCAGCGCCTGCAAGCCTGGGCCCGGCGCCTTCGAGCTGGCAGACACCGCAGACACTGGCGTCGAGCTGGCAGACACCGCAGAGGAAGAGCGGCGCCCGCTCCCGCAAAAGTACCCGTACTTCCGTTCCGGGACGCGGCAAGGGGCGATCCCCGACGTCCCCTACCCGCCACCTCGGGATTGGGGAGGGGCACCATGAAGCACACAGGGCACGCCACTGCCAAGGCTGGGCAAGTGATCCGAGCCCAAGAGGGCTACGCAGTACTTGAGTCGATGCGGTATCGCACCCCCGCCGCATTGGTCGAAGCGGCGGCGCGCAATTGCATCTCGGCGGTGAGCCTTCAGTTCGATCTGGACGCGTGTGCTGAGGACAGCTCCCACCACGGTAAGCTCGGATGCTACTCCGCAGAGCGGTCCTGCCTTTTGTCCGATTGGGGCAAAGACTTCCCGGGCGCCGGCACCGTGTGGATGAATCCGCCATTCGGTGGAGCTTGCGTGCCTCGGCGTGCTCTCGAGCGCGCAGGCCTCGATCCGGACGACTACAGCGCCTTCCCTGGCGTCGATGCCTACATCCGCAAGGCTCGCGACTGGGCCTGGTCGAGTGATCCACGAAGTCGCCACCAGAGAATCGCTTGCGTTCTGGTTCCCGCGACATTCGACGCTGGCCGCTTCGAGCTGATCCGAGGCGCCGCGGAGATCATCTTCGTTGGACGGGTCCGATTCACCGACGTCCACGGAGTGAGACAGAATAGCCCGCCGTCGGCACACATGCTGCTCATCTACTACCGGACCCTGGAGCCAACCCAAGTCACCTTCGGCCTACCCGGCTGGACTAAATTGGAGAGCCGATGCATGACAGAGACTTCATCCGAGAGGTAATCGATGAGATGGTCAAAGAAGAAGCGAGACTACGGCGACAGAAGCTCGTCAGCGTCGTTGGCTGGGCGATCGTCGCCCTGTGTATCGGCGTCGGGCTGGCCTGGATGAGGGCAGCAGGCTGGGCGGAGATCCCAGTACCTGTCGTCGTCCTGTGCATCGGCGTCGGGCTGGCCTGGGTGGCATCGTGACGCGACCGGTGTCAAACCCTGAAGACAGACTTCCGATGCCTCCCGACGAGGATGAGCCCACAACGACCCTCGATAACGAGTGGGATCGACTCACGCCCAACGGCACCGTTCGGTGGCAGAAGGGGATGACTGCGCGCAACGACTGGGACTCAGGCGTCGTCACGAATGTCTGGTTCGACGGCTGCCCCATCGGAGCGCCGGTTAGCGTGTGGGTGCAGTGCGACGAAGAGTTACCGGCCGTCGACATCCTGGCGCCGGGTGCTGCGTCTTGGTGGCCTGCCTGGAACGACGACGCCACCAAGGGCTGTCTGTTGGGTCAGGCTAGACGGGCGTGGAAAGACGAGCACCTGCACGTGTCGTATGTACGACCCGGCAGCAATCCACACCCAGCATCACCCTATCATCCCTGTTGGATGGCCTGGTACCACGTGCCATATGGAGGGCAGCGGAGAGTGGGGCGCGGCGAGACCGAAGCCGAAGCACTCATCGCTGCGATCGAGGCCGCCGCCAAGGAGGCACCATGAATCTATGCACCCGATGCAGCGCCGATGCCATCGCCAAGCTCGGCCACCACGGTCCAGAGGGGCTGGGCGATCACCAGGTCGAGTGGGTGTGCGAGTGGCACCGAGACCGCATGGCGGAGTGGCACCGGTGCTACCACGCTGGCGGGTCTGTCACTGACGCCATCCTTCAGGTGCTCGCCGGTCGAGAGCTGACATCTCGACAGGTCTGCGATGATCTCGCCGATCGCGGGAGGGTGGTCACCATCGGCACCGTATCCGCTCGGCTGGCCCGGATGTGGGTGCAAGAGCGGGTGGACCGTCAGCCACTGGTGCAGCCGAGACGCTCGGTGTGGCTCTACCGGGGAGTCAAAGCAGACGAAAGTGACGTATGCTCCTAGCGAGGCGAGCGGTCGCCTCACCGGATTGGCGGTGGATGCCGGGGATGCTGGCGCTTCATTTCCCGGGCATGGCGCGGCGAGTGGCGCGGATCGACGGCCACGTCGCGGCCCTGCTGTACTGCGGCGATGCAGTGCCCGACCTCACCGACGCTGCCACCCTGGGGTGCCTGCTCGCGCTGGTACGGGAGGCGTGGGGCGAGCCGACCCTCCACGTCTGGTACAGCTCCCAACTTGGGCTGTGGGTCGTATCAGCCGACGGGCAGGAGATCGGCGTACAGGGGGTGACCGAAGCTGAAGCCCTCGTAGCTGCCCTGGAGGAAGTCGGCAGGAAGTCGATAGCTGCCCTGGAGGCACCATGAGTGATCTAGCAAGACGCGCGAACCTCTGGGTGATGGATGAGCCGCCGTCACACTACACGGAGAATGTCGCCCGCATCATCGACCGGCCCGGCCAACTCGTCATCGCCGCAACGGTCAATCGCCGCGTCGAGTGGCTTCGTAAGATGGTCGAAGGAGATACCAGACCTTCTGAAAAGGACGTATGCTCCTAGGACATGGCTCTATAAGGGGATGGGATGACATGGCACTTTCTCGGCGAGAACTCCGAGTCATCGAGCTATTCGCCGGTGCCGGCGGGGGAATCCTCGGACACCACCTGCTCGGCCACCGTACCGTTTGCGCTGTCGAGGCTGCTGCCTACCCTCGGCGGGTCTTGCTCGCCCGACAACGAGACGGGATGCTACCAAGATTCCCGATCTGGGATGACGTCTGCACATTCGACGGGCGACCATGGCGAGGGGGGGCAGATGTCGTATCTGGTGGCTACCCGTGCCAGCCGCACTCAACAGCGAGTAGAGGTAGGAGGACGGCAGTTGACCTTTGGCCCGAAATGCTGCGGATCGTTCGAGAGGTTGGGCCCCAGTATGTCTTCGCTGAAAATGTCAGCAGGGCCACGATCGTCAATGCAGCTGGCCAACTCCGAAGCCTGGGATATCCCCGTGTATCGGTTGCCCAAAGTTCCAGCGGTGGCTGCGGCTGCATGGCGCTTGCTTGCAAGTGCTCATGAGCACTTGCAAGCAAGCGCCATGATACAATCACCAGACCGCCCAGTCGTACCCGACGATCACCCTCGCGCGCTCGGGAGCGCTTCGACTGGGCGGTCTCCCACTGGCGGCTCTTCCGGCGGGTCGTCTTCCGGCGGGTCGTCTTCCGGCGGTAGAGGGTCCGGAGGGTCCGGAGGGTCCGGAGGGTCAGGGAGGTCTGGCGGTACAGGCGGGTCTGGTGGCGTCGGCCGGTCGGGCCTGCTCACTGGCCTACCCCGTAGTCCTCAAGAGCTCGAGCGCACGTCGTAGGTTGCCCAGAGCACACGATAGCTCCGTCTGGGTAGCGGGTGACCTTGCTCGCCTGGGTTGTCTCGACCTCGCCGACTGGAGTGGGCAGCCGCACCGCCACGCCGACCTGTCCAGCGACGATGACCAACAGAGCGACGATGGTGATCGAGTCGACCCAGGCGCGTCGCTTGCGGTCAGCCATCAGGTGCTCAAGTAGGCTGGCGGTCACATCGTCCACGGGCACCTCTTCGGTACCCGCATTCTAGCGCGTTTTCGCTGCTGTGGTCGGCCAGATGGTAGCGGGGCTGGCGTTCGGTCCTGTCACTCGCGCTCGTCGAGGGCTCGCACCACCTCGGCCAGCAGGTGCGCTACCTCGCTGTCAGTGTCTCGCAGGTCATCGACCTGACTGGCGAGAGTCTCCACCTGATCGGCAAGTGTCTCAACCTGGATCGCTAGCCGGTCATACTCGGACGTCGCGAATACGGCAGATGCGGCCCCATCGACCGGACCGAAAAAAGCGATCGCGGCGAGGACCAGCCAACTCGGGACGGGCAGGTGCTGCTGGTGCCAGCTCGGGATAGGCGCGGGCGTCACAGACATCACGGCACCTCTTCGACGAGGGGCTCGTCAGGCGCCTCTTCGATCAGTGCCTCATCAGGCGCCTCTTCGACGGGGGGCTCGTCGCATCCGGGCAGCGCGAAGCCTCCCAGCGTCGCCGACTCGCCACGGAGGCCTTGGACCACCGCCTGCGGCAATTGAGCCGCGTAGGCTGTCGCCAGGGTCAGCGCTCGGTGGGTGCCGCAGGGTAGCGTCGGCGCCTCGTCAGCACCGAGCAGGCACACGCCGAAGCTGACGCCGATGAGCGGGCTGGCCTCGTCGTCGGAGTCGTGCCGAATGGCGCTCGCCGCCCCCTCGAGCGTGTCAGCACCGAGTCGGCCAAGCACGCACTCGATAGGCTTGTCGCTCGTCGGCGTCACGAGGCGGACGGCTGAGGCGGTGCGGTCGAGGGTCACTGGCAAGTCATCGAGATCCACGAAGGCGCCAAGGTCGACGCCAGCGCAGCCAGTGAGCAGTAGCAGGGGGAGTAGTCTCATGATGTAGGCTCACTCTGGAGGTGGGCGGCGATGCCAGCGCCGAGATCTGCGCCAAGTCGCCGCAGGATCCCATATCCCAGTGGCTCCCGATCAAGAGAGGCAGGCTCCACGAGCAGGGCACAGCAGTTGATTGGGGTATCGGCATAGATCGAACCGATGCAGGCGTAGGCACGCTCCGGTGAGTCGTTCGGGGTGCCAGGTCGAGCGGGGCGGATCACCGAAGGCCAGCCAACTCGGTTCGTCATCTCCCGCGCGATGACCTGCGCCGCCTTGCGACCCAGCGATGAGCGGTGGTCCGGGAAGAGCACCGAGCGCTGGTAGTCGACCCCGCCTGCATTCAGGTGGCAGCTCACGTAGATGCACGGCGCTCCGGGGTACACTTGCCGATGAGCCTCGATCGCAGCGACGCCTCGAGACTGGCGGTCGGCGAGGGTGCCGAGCTCGAGCCTGATGACATCGACGCCCTCGGCACGCAGCCGCAGTTCGGCTGCTATCATGTATTCGGGCAAGGTGGCATACTCGGACCACTTGCCGTGGGTTGCTCCGGTGCCAGGCGAGTGGCCCCGGACAAGTATGGCGAGCGGGCGGATCACCTCTGCCTCAATTGCTGGTCGACGCGCAGTCGCAGTGTGATTGCGTGATCTCCGATCCACTCGATAGCCTCGACTCGCGCCACCTCGGATGTCAGGCCGATCTCGGCATCGGTCACGGTGACGATATTGCCTGGCTCCAGCCAGCCCCACACAGTACGAGTCTGGTAGCTGATCTCCAGATGCGGCATGGCGCGATCGTCCACGATATCCGCAGCGACAACCTCGGCTGTAGCGCGATCGTGGATCCAGTCAGTCGCGACAACGTGTGACTGGCGACGATACCGAGCGTGAGACAGTCGAGCCTGCAATGTGACACTTTGGCCGCCGAATCCTGGGTTGATGGCGTTGTCGGCGATGGCAAGGCGGTCAGGGTTGCCGTGGGCGATGACGCTTCCGCGGTGCTCGTCACTCGTCGGGTCGAGGAGGTACTGCACAGTTACATCGTTGATGGGGCGGCTGAGTAGCGCCAGCAGGTCAGCTCGTTCGATGCCCTCGTCTGCGGCGTCGAGGTGGGCCACTGCATCTCGGCTACTCGGCGCTGGGTCGAGGTAGACAGGGTACAGTCCGCTCGGGCCTTGGCGCAGTGCGATCGGAAGGATGGGCACCAGCTCCCGCGTGATGAAGTCCACCACGGTTTGCTCGGTGTCGACGGTGTAGCCAGCCAGTTTGTAGCCGTTCAGCCGGTTGATGACTGCGACTGCGCGCCCTCGATCAACGCCAAGGCTGGTCTCGTCGAGGAGGCGCAGGAGGATGTCGCCGGCGCCGGTGATAGCGTTGTCGCCCAGGTCGTCGAGCTCGCCACCATCGGTCAGCCACCCGACCCAGTAGTCGCCGTCGAGGTCGAAGTCAGTGGCACCGTCGGTTGGGTCAGCCACCCAAGTCGACGCGCTCGAGGTGTTGCCGATGCGAGCCGCCGATACCACAGTCCCGAGGCCGTCGGTGAGCTGGACAACGGCAGTTGCCTGCCATGTCGACGTCGGATCCGCCATATTCCGGATGTAGGCTGTCGTCGCCTTGATCGGCCTGTCTGCGACGATGACGTAGTAGCGCACCCAATCTCTGAAAGTAAGCGTAGAACCTACCTCGTTTGCATAGTAGCGCGGGCTTGCATCGCTCGGCAGGTACGCAACCGCAGGCGCAGGCGATCCTGGAATGAAGATACTTCCGAGCCCGACGATGAGGCTCGAAGATGTCGTCGAGCCGACAGCTGCCACTGCCGCGTTGCTCGTTGTGAGCACCGAGTCGACCGCAGCCTCGTACAGCCGAGCGCCAGGGACGCCGAATACTCGTGGGTATTGCCCAGCCTGCCAGCCCGTCGTATCGATGGGGTAGGTGGCCGTACCAGTCGCGGTGACGTCCGAGCCTCCCACCAGCTTCTGGGACTGCCAATCGACGGTGATGTGCCCATCACCGAGGATAGGCCAGGTCGTGCCATTCGTCTGTCGGTCAGGGTCGCACACGAGCGCGGTGTCTTCGACTGCATCGAGCACAATGGAGAATGCGAGCGCCTCGCCGATGGCCCCAAAAACAGGCTCGTCGAGTTGACCGGAGACGAGAAGCCGACGCTGACCAAGGGTCAGTCCCGCGCGCCACTGCGACAGGGTCGCGGTCGCGGTCGTGATGTCGTGGCCATCGCCGAGTATGACCTGCGCCCAGTTGGTTGACGGATCGATGATGCGAATGCTGACCGAGGGCTCGCGTCGGTGTAGTTCCTCGGCGAACCGAGGCGAGTCGAGGCCTGCGGTGTAGTGGGTCGCCACCCCGTCGGCATCGTCGATGTCCAGGGCCTCGGTGGCGAATCGATACACCCGCCCACCCAGCTCGAGATCGAGCAGGTGATACACCCGATAGCCGACGAGGTCGGAGCGTGACCATCGGTCGATCAAATCTCCTCCTCGATGCTGAGCGACATCACCCGTTGCAGCTCGTCAGACGCCTCGTCACCGAGGACAGCAGTGCGGCGCACCGACGACGACACGATGCGGCCGTACAGCGACTCACCGAGGGCTGGCAGGCTCGTGCCGACCTCGGACACCACAAGCCGAGGGCAGTATACCACCGGCCGGGCTGGCCCATCGAGCTGGCGGAAGAGCCCGTCTATCATCAGCGGTGCAGCCTGGGTGATGGCTGCGGGGTCATCCGATGCGTGGAACTTCCCGTAGTCCGCACCGACTGCGAATAGCTGCGAGGTATCGACACCTTCGGCCCACGAGAAGCTGACCGAGCGGCGAGTCGGGCCAGCCACCCGAGCCGAGCGGCCACCCGTCGCCGAGGTGGCGAGGTCCGTGTTGTGCATCGTCTCGAGCTCGCGACCTCGGCTGTACTGCGTACCGAAGACGTAGATGGGGCCAGGTATGGCGACACCGGCGCGGATTTTTCCGTCTGCCGTGGTCTGGGCTGGAATGGTGAGGCGGAGCTTGCTGATGCGGACAGAGTGCCGCCAGGGCACAAGAACCGACGGCATGGCTATCTGGCCAGCGGTGCCCGATGTAGCGCCCGCGGCGCCGGTCTCGAGGTAGATCAGCGGCCGACGAGTCGCGCCAGCCTTCCATATGCCGTCGGTGTTGCCCCTGATGCGCCAGACGTTGCCTGTCGTGGTGTCTCGGAAGCTGCCCCCGGCGAGGTCACTGGGGGCAAGGTACCGAGCGACATCATCAGAGCCGCTGGTGGTCACTTCAATGGTATTGCCGTACCGGGTCCACTCCAGGGCAGTGAGCACACCCACAGGGTCGACGGTGGCGAGCGTCACCCAGGCCGAGCCGTTGTAGCCGGCGAGGGTGGCCGTGAACCAGTTGATGCCGCCCAGGTAGATGCCGCAGACGGGCGAGCCGAGACTGGATGGTGTGCCCTCGATGGTCCAGGCGATGACCTGATCTGTGTCGTCGTTTAGGCTGCGCCACTGCTCCCGCGGGCTCGGACTATTGGCTGGGTCGACCAGTTCGACGCCGTAGTCGTGTCGGGCCACCACAGACCACGTGTCACCTGACCCGCCACCGATAGCAGGACCGTCGATCGCTGCGATGCGTACACCGTCATGTACGTAGACCGGCGCGCGCGAAAAAGGCCTGGCGAAGAGATCACTCGGCGACGAGAATGTCGGCATGCCACCCATCAAGGCCTGGGTCTGATGTGCCTCTGCCCACACCGACGCTGATGAGATGGTCCCGTCGGTCTCAAGATGACCCCACTTCGTGAAGTGGCTCCCAGCGCCACTGCCACTGGTGAGGCTGGTCGAGGCTGGCCCGGCCGACCACTCACGGACTGATGATGTCGACGTGCGGTACCAGCACGCGAAGTCGTCGCCGTAGATGGCCACGAGGAATTCGATTCCGTCGGTCGTATCGACTGCGACCGTGCCCAGCACACTTGAGGCGTTGGCGTCGATCACGCGGAAGCCATTCTCGCTGATGCAAACGCTCGCAGTGTAGTAGTCAGCCGAATTGTCACCGACTTGGACCGAGATCCCGATCTTTGGGGTGCTGACGTACCCAGTTCGTCCGTCCACGCTGATCAGCCGGAATCGCGCGACGAGACCAATAGCCAGGCTGGTGGCGATGCCTGTCTTGCTCCACGTCTGGGCCTGTGCTGAGGTCGTCGCAATGGAATAGTAGCCCGCTGTCGTTGTCGTCAGGGTCGGCGCCCCAGTCGCAGTAGATGCGTATCCAGCCTCCCCCGGCCCCTCGAACGGCGTCCAGGTTTGATCCCAGCCGTGCTGGTAGATGTCGGCGGTCGTTGCCGCAGCCATTGGCATAGTGATCGTCGTGTACCCGCCCAAGTATGCCAAGCCGATCGCGTACTGATGGACGTTGTCATCGCGCAAGACATCGAAGGCCAGCAGAGACCGGCCGTGCGCTTCGAGCGCCGCGAAGTTGTCGAACTTGCCTCGAGCGCTGGACGTGCCAGCAGTGCCCAGCACGAGCGGGTAGTCGACGTGCACCAACCAAGACAGGCCTGCGTCAGTCGATCGGCTGATGCTGATCGTTCCTTCGTTCGTGTCGTCAACTCTGGCGCTGTACAGGGTGCCGTCATCGCTCTGCCAGAGGCAGTGCGGCTGTGAGGCTGACGACGAGGCGAGCGTCACCGCCGAGGCAGTCGAGAGCAGCGAGTATGCCGACCCCAGGCGCTTGACCCTGATGTGGTGCTGGGTGCTGGTGTTCAGCTCGGCGTACTGCACCAAGAAGCCACCCGAGGCGAGGGCCACCACGTCGGGGAAGATGAGCCCGGCCGTGGTGGCAACCTGCCGAAACGAGGTGCCGAGGTCGCTCGATGCGAGGTGATACAGCGTCGAGTCGTCGGAGCCATCGCGGACGTCAGCGAGCATCAGGATCTGGCCGCGGGAGTAGGCTGCCCGCATCCGCTTCGGCGTCAAGCTCGACGTCGAGATCGCTGACCGGAGGCAGAATCTGGAGCCAACAGCCCACGTGGCACCGTCGTTGTCGGAGTACCACATGCGGACATTGGCCGAAGAGATCGTCGAAGCGACGATCCATGCGAACAGGATGACCCGCCCAGTCGGGAGGACCACCAGACACGGGTACGGGTTGTCGTTCGCGCTCGCGAAGCCAGCAGCGCCAACGGTGACGACCGCTCGTGCCACCCATACGCCATCCACCAGCGCCCGGATCCGGATCTCGTCGACGCTCCCGGTGTCGTGACGGCTGGCCTGGAGTACCGTCTCGTCGGCGAGCTTCGCCAAGCAGGGCTGGTCGTTCTTCGAGCTCGAGCTCGAGCTATACGGATTCCACTCGCAGCTCGACGCCGAGCCTGGCGTATCCCAGCCGACGTACGCGGTCTTCGCGGCGCCTGCATCGAGCCATGCAAACCCACCGCCTCGCTCCTGGCGACCTGGGTACCCGCCACGAATCGCCATGATGGTGAGATCTCCACCGCTCGATTGCGAGCCAGAGGCCTCGAGCACCATGTCGCTACGGATAATCGAATCGTCTGCGGGTACCCCAGGTCGCGGGGAGGCCTGCGTATACGACGAGTCAGCCGCGCTGATGTTTGCATGCTTGATGCGCTCGTCGGGCACCAAGAGGCCCTGGTAGACTGTGCGGCTGGCTTCACTCATCGGCGCCTCTTACGCTTGCGTCGGCTGCCCTGTATCGCGCTCGCCAGCGGCGAATCGGAGCGGCGTAGGTTGTCCGCGACGAAGCGGTCGAAGATGCGGTGCCGGTAGACCATCGCCACCTCCATCCCAGCAGGCGCGGATGTAGCTCGATTCATCGCGCCGATCTGCTCTTCACCCGCGGCACGCACTGCTGCGGTCGAGAGCACTGCCTCACCAGGCTGGGCGCTGATGAGTCGATGATCAGGCGGTATCACACCACCGATCGGAAACGAGGGAGGCTGGACAGACCCGACTGCTATGGCGTTGGCGGCACCAGTGACGCCAGCCTGAATCACTGCTGGGATATTGGCTGGCCAGGGCAGCGTCGCTGCGTTCTGAAGTGCAACGACAGCAGCGATAGCCACCTCTGCGATACCCAGCGCCTTGCGGGTTTGGAACAATGCGCGAGCCGCCTTCCGGCCCTCCGCTGTCTCAGTGTCGAGGTTTTGCTGCTGGGCAGCCAGCACCGCATCAGCCAAGCTGACCGCAGAGTACGCAGCCTCTTCTCGGTATCGCCTCGCCAGACTGATGGCGTCTTCGTAGGCCGCGGCTTCAGCTGCCGCCGCACGCTCAACTGCCTCCATCTCCGTCAGCCTGGCTCGCTCGTTTGCGGTAGCGAGATCGTCATTGCCACCCTTGCCAGCCTTGACCTCACCCTCGATCCGGTCGAGGTTGGCGCGCATCGCGGCATCGCGCTCTGCGTTGAGCTGCTCTAGCAGCTCCTGCTCTGCCTTGAGTGCGGCGTCGCGCGCCCTCTGCTCTTCGCGGGCTCGACGTTCCCTGCGCCGTCGATCCTCGGCATCCAGGCGCTCGCGCTCGCGGTCGCCGAGAAGCATGAAATCCCGCTCAGCACTGTACGTCTCGTTGGCCTGATCGATGTACTCGGCAAGGACATCTGAAGCGTCACTGATCGCTTCTGCCTGAGCCTTCAGGGCCTCAACGTCCGCCTCGTAGGCGTCGGTAAGGTATCCGACGGCTTCAGCAGCGCGACTCCAAGCTCCTACGACGATCAAGCCCAGCGGAGTAGTGTTCTCTGCTAGCCACTTGGTGTTGTCGGCGAGGTTCCTGAGGGTGAGGCCCCAGCCGCTCGCAGTCGATGCGGCGTCTTCGAACGCGAGACTCAGCGCCAGGATGCTGTCGACCGTCTCGGTCACTGCTGGGCTCATCCCCGCAGCGAAGAGGACTTGGAGGCGCTGACCTGCGAAAACGAGATCGTCAAGAGCCTGGTTCGCGTCGCTGATTGCGTCGGCCTGGTCGGCGAAGATCTCGGGATGGTCCCACTCATCGAGTAGCTCGGCGGCTGCTCTGGTGGCTTCGATGGTGGCCTCGGTGAATTTCGCCACCGCGAACGCGCCAGCCACCAGCGCAGCGACGCCAGCAGCAGCCGCGAAGCCAGCCGGCCCGAGCTTCCCGAAGGCATCGGCGAGGTCCTCGAGCGGCCCGATGTCGCCACCCACAGATCGCAGAGCCGCCCCGAAGCCATTCAGCTGCTGCTCTGCATCATCGAAGTCGAGAGCCGCTTGCTTTGTGGACCGAGCTGAGTGCTTGACCTCGGAGCGGTAGTCACGGAGCTCTGCCTGAGCAGCCTTCAGGCGCTGCGTCATGGTGCGCAGCTCTGCATTGAGCTGGTCGAGGGTCTTTCCCATCAGGCCTCCGGATCCATCGCCCAGGCGATAGCAGCAGGGTCAGAGCCTGTACGGTTCGCCCATCGCGCTGCTGTGGCTTGTGGGCTTGGCTTGGCTTGGCGCCTCCCTGGCGAAGCACCTCGCGACACTGACAGCGCTCTCAGCATGTCGTGGTAGGTCGCTGGCGTCGATAGTGCTGGCCTGTCCTGACTCATCTGCACCATCCAATGCGCCACGAGGTCGACTTGCGTGGCTGGGGTCAGGTCTCGGATGCACCGTTGACTGTGGGCCCCGAGTCGGAGGTTGAGGTCGACTTCTCGGAGTTCTGCGAAGCCTTCGTCTGTCCGAAAAAATCAGCACGCTCCAATGCTGCCGCCCCGGCTGCATTGCGCTCCGACCAGTGCCCGACGAGCGCCGCGCCCATCGTGACCACCTGCTCGATGGTGTACCCGCCGTCTTCTAGTTCGACGAGGACATCGCGCCCGATGGTGATGGTGTCGCGTCGGGTGCTAGTGTCGGTGTCGAGGTCGAGGTGAGGGTGCCGCCAGGCCACGCCGATGAGGTAGCACAGTGCGCCGAGTACCTCGGGGCCTGTCTGCTCCAACAGCGCCAGCACCATCGAAGGCACCGAGCGGTCGAGGCTGCCCAGCATCGCCAGGCGCCGCGAGCCGATGCCACGCAAGGCAGACAGCCCCGCGATGGCGTCGGGTATCCGCATAGGGTGAGGCTGCCCGTCGACGTCTAGGGTGACGTAGTTAGACAACTCGGGCACGATGCGCTCGGTGGCTCTGCGCTTCATCAAGTCACCGTCGGGTAGAGGTCGTACGCGGTTCCGGTGATGCTGATGGTGCTCGGGTCTCCCTCTGAGAAGCTACCGGTGACCACGCAGTGATTCAGCGTCAGCGTATGGTCAGTGCCACCGAGGGCCGCACCGGCGATAGACCACTGGAGCGTCAGCGCGAAGACGTCGGCGGTGGCGCCTTGCGTCGATACCCAGTCGGCGGCCTTCCCGTTCCGCCCGCTGATGAGGTCCTCAAGCGTGGCCTCTGCGGCGTCTGACAGATCACGAAGGTAGGCCGTGAAGCTGAATGTGCAGGCCTGATCATCGCCCGCCCGCAGACTCGGGGTTGCACCGAACCGGCCGCGGTCCAGGGTGCTTACGATCGTTGTGCCAGGTATGCCGATGTTCAGGTCACCCTGCTCGAAGGCCACAACTAGGGTGTTTGCCCCTCCGTTATCCTTCAGGACAATCTGGCCGTCCCGCTTGGTCTTGATGATGGTTTCCATGTGCCTCTCTCACAGTGATTCGGTTGCCCGCTCAACGAGCGCGACAGTGTCAGCCTCGAAGGCCGGGATGACGTCGGCGATGGAGTCTTCGACAACTCGAGCGGCTTGGGTGGCCATCACGAAGGGCATGTACGGCGCTGACGACGAGAACCCCTCTGAGGTCAGCGCCCACGACCGCGAGAGCTTGCCAGTGTCGACGGGTGACGCTCGCCTGAGCGCGGGTAGCGCCACATCAGCGAGACGGTCGACGACATCTGGCAGGGCGGCAGTCATTCGACTGCCAGGTACGCCGTCGGGGTACCCGTCGACGCTTGAAGATAGATGGACTTGCCGCCAAGCGCGCGAGATCCGCCGGGCGGATCCGCAGGCGCCCCCTCGTAGCTCTGCGAGGCGGCCAGAAAGTACCCGACGCCTGACCCGAGCGCGACTCCATCAGTGCCGGCGTAGGCCATGAGCATCGATCCACTTCCGGAGATGGATACTTTTCTCGCGTTAGGCGGCAAAACGACCGCTGTCGCCGTCGTCGCGATCGCAAAATTCCGCGTAAAGGGCGGCCGGATGGCCGAGAAGTCCTGGGCCATTATCCGGCTCCTACCTGCTGATCGCGGGTGATCGCGATGGTGATGGTGATGGTCTGCCAGCCTCCGCCTGACTTGGCGGGGTCAGGCTGCACATCCACGAATCGTGGATGGTATGCCACCAGCTCTGGACCAGTGAGCCGGTTGATGATGGCTTCTTCCTTGCTCCCCGCAGCGATGTCCGAATCACCCTGGTCTTTCGGTGCGAGACGCCACTTCAGATCGACTGCGATGGCATCTTCGACTCGAGCTCTGGTCTTGTCGCGGTAGAGGTCAAGATTCGCGGTGGCTGCACGCCGTACAGAGACGCTGTTGTGCGACCTGGTCGCCGACGTGATGCCCTGGCGACTGTCGATCAGAGTCAGCCCAAGCGATGGAGAGGCAACAAGCGCCGCCTCAACTGCGCTGATGACCTGAGCGATTGTCTTCGCGGCCATCAGTAGCCCCAGGGCTGTGAGAGGAAGGTCACAGGCTCGGCCGCGGCTCGATCGCCATCGTCCTCAGTGCCACCCTCGTCAGCGTCGTAGCGCAGCGGCAACTCGTCGAACTCAGCCTTCGCAGCGTCACGGTATTCTGCTGACATCTGCGAATAGCGCGCGTCGCCCGTGGATAGCGCGAAGTCGGCAAAGATGATCTGCAATGTCAAGAGAAGATGATACTCGGCGAGGGCCCAAGAGTTCAGCACAAGCTCTGGGCGACGACCTGCCTTGATGAGACGTCGCTGCACCCTGGTCCAGGCTGCCTCGCGCTGTGTCTGGTAGCTCGACTGGTCCGAGTCACGGAGCGCGGCGAGGTCGCTATGTAGCCCGATGAGGTCGGTGTCGGTGATGCTCGGATACAGCACATGCCGCACGAGGTAGGCGTCTCGGCGGAAGGTGTACACCGTGCCGCCGATGGTCAGCGACCACACCTCGAGCCACGAGTCGGAGAGGCCCTCGCCGGTGGTCGAGCCAGCCGCCAGGGTGTGACTCGTCGGAGATCCTGCCGAGGTCACAGCTACCCCATCGAGGATCAGCTTGGATCCGGCGTAGAGGGTCAGCGTGCCAGCCGAGGCAGTCTGCTGAGATCCAGCCGCGTCGTAGACGTCGGCGGTCAGGGTATTGGCCACCCCGCGCTCAATGCTGCGGGGCAAGGCATGGCGTAGGACCAGCGACATCAGCTGCCCGTCATCGCAGTCCAGGTTGCCGCAGCTGTCTTGGCGTACAGCGTCGAGCCAGCTCCACCCAGTTGCCGCAGGTATAGCGAGCCGATCGGGTTGCCATCGTCATCGTCAGGATCGCCTGACCCGGTGATGATGACTGGGTCAGAGGTCACTGCGGTCCGAGCCGAGGTGCGGACCACAAACCCAACAGCCGCTATCGGCTTGCGGAAAACGCTGCTGAGTGACCCGAGTCGAGAGATGAGTGCCATAGGAGTCTCCTACAGGGCCAACGTCGGCCCCAGCACCGGCGATGTCAGCTATCCGCTATTCCGCCGGTCGTGTCTGATTGCAGTTTGACGCGCACGCTCACGAGCCTGATCGAAGGTCGTCCGACCTCCAGACGCGTCCTTCATTCTCTTTGCCAGCCGATCAATGGCTGCGCGAGATTCTTTTTCGGTCGGCATCTACACCCCCGTAGGCGTTGGCCGCTTGGCGGATCGCTTGCGGCGCTTTGGTTTCGGTGGCGCGAGTGCCGCAGCCGATGCCTCCATCTCCGTCAGCCTGGCCTGATGGGCCTCGACTTTCGCCTGGATGTGAGGCGCCCCATCGTGAGCGCCAGCGATCTGGCGCTCTGATCTCTTGCGCTGCGTGGCGATCTTGATGCCGACATCAGCGGGGCGAGGGGCTGGGATCTTGCCAGACCCAACCAATTGCGCTCGCCAGGCGTTCCAGCCCGCTCGGTCGAAGTGCCAACTCACACTCGCTCGCTCCCCCCTACCGAGGACCGTGGGTGTGGACCACACGTCGGAGTAGTACGTGCCCTTCATACGCCCCCGTTGGCAAGGCCAGGGGATGAGGTAGCCATCGGCCGCCTCGATCTGTCCGTCGTCGTCGGCGACGAGCACGCCGCCAGCTGGAAGCGGGTCGATAATGGTCCACCCATCTCGCACCAGTCGGCCGAAGTAGTTGGCGTGGCCACCTTTCTCCGGCTCGACAACGCCATTGACGCCAGGCCGAAGCACCAGATGCTTCAAAACCGGCAACCACTGCCCAGCGACGAACTCGTATTGCCCAGGAGGATGAGCAAGAACGAACTTCGAATTGGGCTTCTCGGGGAGTCGCTCCTCGGAGAGTCCGATAGGCGCGAGCCCTGTTGGCGATGGCTGGCGGATGGCCTGCATGATGCTCCTATGCGTCGGTGACGAACCCGACGATTCGTGCGTCTTCGATGATCCCGACGCCGACATACGCGTTGCCAGCGATCTCGGTCTGGCCCTTTGAGGCGTCCCGAGTAATTTCGACGATGAGCTCATCCATCCTGACAGCAAGCGACGTACCCGCGCCGATCGCCGGAGTGGGAACCATCCGCTTCATGCCGATGGCGCCGTATCCGAACATGGCGCCGTGCCGATTCCCGCCGGACGATGTGACGTCCGAAGACTTCACGAAGACAACGCCCATGAACTCACCAGCGATACCCTGGCCGGCGATCTTGAGCATTTCCAGGGTGGCAGGCGCAAACTGCGCTGCTCCACCCTCGGCACGCAGGCTCTCCTGAAAGTCGGCGAACTGGCGCCCATGGCCAAGCCAGAAATACGGGCCGGTGACGCCGCCGATTTCGAGCGTGTACACACCGTCGTAGAAGTCGTCGACCGAAGCGTCTACACCCGAAGTGCCGACGTCCGTACTGGCGCCCGCGATGGCAGTACACACCAGCGAATTGTAGTATCCCCGGTAGCCGGCGACCATGTCGGCCGCGAGCTTCTCGGGATCGAGGTCACCCGAAGTGCCAGTGCCCTGGGCAATGTCGCCGAGGTTCCGGGCCAGCGCGCCACGAGCTACCGCGATGTCGGCGATGGCCATTCCGACCGCAGTATCGGTAGACTCTGATCCTTCTGCCACCGACGCGAAGTGGTCCGCGCCACCGAGGCCAGCCAGCCGGATACGACCAGTATCGGAGCCAGTGCCGTTGACCAGGCCACCGTCGACGATGGCGCCGAGCTCGGGAGAGCCCAACCAAGCCATGTCAGTGAGCGACGTGAGCAGGCCTTGGTCGAGGCCCGCTGCGATTCGGTGATTCCCGGTTTCGAGGCCGGAGTACAGGATAGCCATGCGTAGAGTTCCCGGTTTGGGGGTGGCCTCTACGCAGGTTTACGATCCTGGAACGATCAGCCGTTGGATGTACTAGAAGCACTACCACGATCAGGCGTAGTCCGTCAACTGTCGTTGATAGCGGCCCACTCCTCGCGACCTTCCTCTGAGACCCGATAGCTGGCCGGCTTGGCCATGAAGACGGCTAGCCGGTCACCGGTGCCGGCTGCGGGGCTGGAGCGGGTGATTGCCCCGTTGGCTGTGACCCTTCGCGTTTCAGGCGCCCCTGCCCAGGTCAGGCGCGAAAGGATGGCGTCGGAACGGCCAGCACCATCCTTGGCGAGGTAGTCAGCCAGCACAGGGCGGCCATCTGCCTCAAGCCGGCCATATCGGTACAGGACCAGATCCTGTTCGTCGGGATCGGTGATGCCGGCACCGGTGAGCGTCTGCGTGCGCTCGGTAAGGCTGCGGAACTCGCTGAATTCGCCGGTGATGCGCTCCACATCCGCCTCGAAACGCTCGGCTCGGCGGGTGGCCTTTTTCAGCTCGGACTCAAGCTTGGCGGTGTCAGCGCTGGCCAGTTGGGTCTCGAGATCCTTGATCCGATCTTGCTTCTGCGCCAGCCTGCGCAGGTGCTCGGCCTTGCTGATGGTCTCCTCGCCGTCACTCATTCAGTCCTCCGAACTCTGCGTTATCACTGGCATATTCGCGTAGCAGGTTGCGTGCCTGGTCGACAGTTATGCCGTCCAGCTTGGCGAGAAGAGCGGGCTTGCTGGTGACTCCGAGCTCTGCCCTCATGCCGTGCTCGTCGGCGAGCAGACGACGCTCCTCCATCGACAGCGGGATCCCGGCATACTCGACCGACCAGCCCGTCTCAGGCAGGGTGTCGCCGGTGTGGCGATTCCACAACACCGCGATGACCCGAAGCGTCTGCGCATCGGAGCGCGAGAAGCTGGGAGCGAATCGGGCCTGCGCCTTGCGTCGACCGTCGCGGGTCACGCTGATGGCGTAGCCCGAGCGGGCGCTGGTGTGGCTGCGCTGGATGTCAGCCGGGTCGAGGTCGAACTCAGATGCGAGGTCTGCGGCGTAGTCCCTGATGGCGTTGCCCAGGCTCTCGGGGTCACCGCCTGGCGACCACTGCGCGATACTCGGGGTGCCTGCGCCAGGCGTCAGCGACTCGACCATGAGCACCGAGTTCGGGGCGGTGGTCACATAAGCGTCACCGTCTGCGGTGACTGTGGCGCCCTGGAGGCGCCCGTTCAGGAGCACCCGCTGCGGCCAGCCAGCGTCCTTGACTACCGAGCCCCACTGGGTCCACATACCTGCGACCTTGAGCGAGCCGTCGAACAGCTCGATACCTCGGTACGTATCCCACAGTCGACCCGTATCGAGCGCGTGGTACAGCACGTAGGGCAGCACCGGCGCTCCCCCAGCATCGGCGTACGGGTATGCCTTGCCGCTCGCCACGCCGTCGAAGGCTAGCGAGAGGTCGTATCCGTCGAGTTGTTCGATGCGGTACGCTCCGACGCTGCCCTCGATGGACACTACGTCACGGGTCCAGATTTCTTTCCCATCGACCTCGCGCGGTCGGTACTCGTCGACCCGGTAGGGTACGTCTGGCGTGTCACCGTGAGAGAACGCCTCGGTGAGGTCAGCAGGGACAACCCGCACCTGTAGCGCAGCTGCATCGGGATCGCCGTAGACATGCAGCCGCAAGAAGCACTCACGACAGCCGACGGTCAGCATCGCGAGATGCTGGGCCTTCTGCCACAATCCGGCCTCGGTGATGATGGCGACCATCCTGTCGACAGCTGCGGCGTCGGCGTGGTGGACGATAGGCGGGTCATCATATAGCGTCGCAAGCTGGCTGACAGTCGAGCGTGCCAGGTTCTTGGTTGTGTCTCGGCGACCGAGCGACCGCACCCGAGCGGGGCCGTATTCGCGTTCGAGGTGCCTCTTCAGGTCCTCATCCCACATCCCCTCGAGCATGCGTCGACGACGTTGTTGCTCTCGCCAGCGCAGTACAGTCTCATCAGATACGCTAGTGGTCGGAGGGCCGTGGTAGATAGACATGGAGTGATTCTATCGGTGCGACCTGCCCAAGGCAACTCACCTGATCCGAAGTCGCGCGTACACTGGCACCTTGCCCAGGGAGGCGGTGATGCCGTATCGCACCATGTCGGCCGCGTGGGCCATCTCTCCCATCTCGGATCCGAGCGTGCGCTTGCCGTTCCAGTGGCGCATCATCTGCAATATCCGCCGGCACCGTGGGTGTACAGTCAGATGTCCGCGACGGCTGGCGTAGTTGACCATCCGCTGGCCCCAATCGACTGACCCAGGCGTCTTGTCTGGACCGACAATCCTGAACGGCGCAGTCTGTCGACCGAGGATCTCGGCCATCGCTTTCATGATGAGCTCATTCACCCGCAGTCCTGACGCGCCCTTGCCTGCTGTGTTGATGTCGCCCACTGCGACGTCGACGTTGGTGGGATCGATGCCATGTCGGCGGAGCAGTGCCAAGTAGCGGTGCGCGTCTTCGGTTGGGTCGGTCGGATGGTTCGGGCAGTCTTCATCGATCATCCACCCGCGAGATCCTCGATAGAGCAGGAGGCCGCCGATCTGTCGGCCAGCAACCTCGCCGTGGTCCATCATCAGGCAGATACCGAGCTTTCCGGACGGAAGGACATCGCTGACATTGTCCTCGGTGAAGGCGGAGAAGCGCCGCTCGTCGCTGACCCCTCCATCCCAGGTCGCCTCGACCCGCTGGGCCTTCTGCCATGGCGAGGCGTCCATCGTCGCCAACCAGAATTCTACCTGCTCCTCGTCCATCCAAGGCACGTACTCGCGCCGGAATTGGGCGACGTACTGCACCCAGCCTGTCTCATGGACTGTCCTGCCATCGGTGGGACTGGTATCCCCTCCTTCGACCATCTTACGAAGCCACTCGACGCGCTGATTGACCATCGTCGCAGCGATGACAAGCTGCCCGTCAGGCTGGTCGATGATGCGGGCGACATTCTCGGTGTAGTGTGTCTGTGTCGGCGGTTCATCCATCACAATCAGAGAGCGACTAGATCCTGAGTGAGCAAGGACCTTGTCCTCGAGCGAGAAGTGTTCGATGTACGACCCGTTGGCCAGCCTCGCCGTCTTCTCTCGACCACCGTTCCACCCTTCACCCTCGATGTGGTACGAGCGTGGGTCCAGGTACGGCCGCACGAACTCAGCGATGTACCCACCGAGGACGGTCTGCGCGTGCTTGTTCGTGGGTCCGATGACGCGGACAGCCGAGCCTGGCCGCCTGACTGCCCGCCTTGCAGCGACGTAGGCACAGTGGCGCGTCTTTCCGGCTCGGTTGGCGGCGCGAAGCAAGACGAGCCGATGTGGGTCGTCCACGAACTCCACGAACGGCAGCGACGGCTGGAAGCGGAGCAACTGCCCGACCGAACGAAGGCGACGAATGCCCGTGCGGGATCGGGGATCAAGGCTCACTGGTCTCCTATGGGCACCAGGTCTTCCAGCGCACCACCCACATGATACCCCCTAGTCGCGATCTCGGTTGAACTGGGCCGCAATCGCTGGAATGGCGAGCAACTCGCGTATCTCGTCGGCGACTGCCTTGGCGTCATCTACCGCGAAGTCTGCGGCCTCGGAGGCGCGCACGGCGTCGAGCTTCTCGCGAAGTGCGATGGCCATCCTCTGGCCATTGACCGCAGCCTGGTAGCTACCCTCTGCTCGGGCGTCGGCGACAGCCTTCTCAGCGTCGGCGAGCTGGCGAGCGTAGTACTGCTCGGGTGACTCGTCGGCGGGTGACTCGATGACCTTCGGAGGGGGCGGCTCGACATGGAACGTGGCGTCTCGGCGGTACCCGTGGCGACGCTCGAGTAGCCAGGCTGCGGCCTGCCATGTGCCGTCCTTGGCTGCTGCCTGGATGACTTGCAGCCCGCCCACAGCGCTCACCGCCTCGGCGTGTTTTACCTCGTCGTGAAAGTCGCGATACTCCCCGGACTTTGCTTGGCTGCCCTTGGCTGCCCAACGGTGCGCTGTGCTGCGGTGCACCTTGGCGAGGCGGCAGGCGATGTCCCAAGTGGCACCGGCCCGGAGTGCGCCGACGATGGTGCGGCGCCGCTCCTCGGTGAGCTTCGAGGGTCTACCCATCGAGCGCTCCTGGGCCTGGGTCGATGCTGTGCTCGGTGGCGTATCGGGTCCAGCGGCGTCGGATGACATCGCAGTACCCAGGCGACAACTCCGCACCGTACCCTATCCGGCCATGCTGGGCGGCTGCGATGAGCGTGGTACCACTGCCGAGGAACGGGTCGAAGATGACATCACCGGGGTCGGAGAATGCCTTGATGAAGAATGTTGGCAGACCCAGCGGGAAGGTTGCACCATGCCCTTCCGTGCCTTGCCTTGATGCTGGCGTGTTGGGCATTCTCAACACGTTCGATGGGAGTGCTAGCCCCGCCTCACGGTCGACGTCATTACCTGACCATCCAATCTTACCGTCTACCTTGCCATGTGCGCCCACCCGCTTGCCTTCCTTGTTCCCATGAAAGCAGGCATCGGATGAGTGTGCGACCTTTGATGGATTAAACACAATTCCGGCACATCGGGAAAAATGCAAGATCGGCTCAAACGCATTTTTGAACCGGTTAGGCCACGCACCGGGCAGCCCGCCATGAGCCCACACCAACTCATCAACGAACCGCCATGCCCACCGCCTAACGTGCGCGATAGTCAGGTCCTTCACGTACAGCGACCGCTGCCCGTCTTCGCAGTGTTCCTTGATGTTGACGAACCACGAGCCATCATCGGCCAGATGCTGGCGCACGTTGGCCTGTACGGCCTCGAACCAGTCGACGTATTCGTCGGGCGGGATGGGCTTGAACCCGCTGCTCTCGTCATACTTACGCTGACTCGCATAGGGTGGCGATGTGAACGCCACATTCACCGAGGCACCATCGAGCAACCTGGCGACATCCTCGGCACTGCGGCAGTCGCCACAGATGAGCCGATGCGGCCCGAGTTCGTATACCTCGCCTGGCTTGCTGTGGACCTCGGCCTGCACCTCGGGCGCTTCGTCGTCGGCGGGTGGGGCTGGCTCATCGCCCAGCGCTTCGGCGAGCGCCTCGTCGTCCCAGCCCAGATCACCAAGGTCGCCACCGTCAGCCTGGATGGACCGCATCACCTCGGCGAGGCCATCGTCATCCCAGTCGGCCAGTTCACCGAGTCGGTTGTCGGCGATGGCGAGCGCTCGGGCCTCGGTGTCGGTCAGGTCGAGGTATCGCACGGGCACCTCCTCGAGCCCAAGCTGTTGGGCCGCCTTCAGCCGGGTGTGGCCGGCGATGACCTCGCCACCAGGTCGGGCGATGATGGGCGATGCGAAGCCGAAGCGCTCGATGGAGGCGGCGACCTGCTCCACGGCGTGGTCGTTGCGGCGAGGGTTCGACTCCCACGGGATCAGGCGATCGGTGGCTACCCACTCTGCGGCTGGCTCCGGCTGGCCCATGCTGACTCCGAGGCTGAAAAAAATTTTACGATCATGTGCACGGTCAGG